CGCGGGCAGGTGAAAAAATGACGAAGGATCAGGCGAAGATGTTGCGAAAATACGCGCAGTTTATGTTCCCGGAGGCATTTGAGGATGATGACTAATGATAAGTAAAGAAAGACGACAACAAATATATACTACGGTATTCCAATTCATCATTGACCATAATATATGTACACTTCCCATTGACATATATCAAATTGCTGATATATTGCATGTACCATTAACTTCGCTATCTCAAATCGTGCAAGAAAGCGATCTTTCTAAGGAAGATGTTCTGTGTATCTGGAAAAACGAAGATGGCTGTGTGCACAGTTATACTGATAAGGAGGGGCGTACAAAATATCGAATCGCATATAATGACGAAAAACCCAAAGGTCGTATGCGTTTCACCATTGCCGAAGAACTCTCTCACATCATGTTGGGACATACCAACCTCGAAGAATTTAATATGTTTCACCAAAGCTATTCCGAAGCAAAGTATCAGATGATTGATGAAGAAGCTCGTATTGCTGCCGGTATCTTATTATGTTCTCCTAAATTTTATTATGAGCAAGGATTTATTTACGATGTTTCGGAACTGGCTTTAGCTTACAGCATCACAGAAGCCTGTGCCAAAACGCGAATCTCCGTTTTTGACAAATGGGAGACAGAAATTACCGAAAATCCACTGTATTGTCAAATTCCTATGCCTATCATCTCTAGTCAGCTAGCATAGGGCGAGCCAATGTGATCGACCACGTTAAAGGAGTCGAATTCGATTCGGTTAAAACAAAAATCCCGCCCCGGTGCTACCAACACCAGAGCGGGACATGGGGTACTGATAAACCTTCCACAGCCATCAGTACCTCTATTTTATCACACCTTCATGCGATAAGAAAGGGGTTTTATTGTTATGCCAAGAAAAAAGCCAACACGCAAGGACAAACGGTTCGAGTACAAGATCACCGTCGGCCGCAATATCCACGGCAAGCCGCTGCGCAAGTCCTTTTACAGCACGGTGAGTCTGTCCGATGCGAAGAAGAAAGCCGAGGAGTACCGCGTAGCCTCCGAGGTGTCGGCGCGTACCGGAGAGGCCTTTGTGCCCTCCACCGGCCGCTTTGCTCCCTGGGCACGAAAGTGGCTGCTGTCCTATAAGCAGCCGTTTGTCGAAGAAGATACATACAAGCTGACCTACGTCAGCCTTGTCGAAGGGCACCTGATCCCCTACTTCGGCAATGCCCTTCTCTCTGATATTCGTCCGGTAGACATACAGGCGTATTTCGCAACCAAGACGGCTTGCTCGGAGAGCCGATTGAAGAAAATGCGGTCAATTCTCAATGCAATCTTTGAATGTGCGATAGAGAACGACCTCTGCTATAAGAACCCTGCCAAGCGCTGCACCTACCGCAGCACCGCTCAGAAGCATATCAAGCACGTTCTCAGCGATGAGCAGATGGAAACGGTCAAAGCCTATACCGCAGATCGTATGCCCGAGGTCGTGCTCCTGCTGGAAACCGGCCTGCGCCGTGGCGAACTGGTTGGCCTTATGTGGTCGGATATTGATTTGAACGAAAAGACACTCCGCGTGCAGCGCTCTATGATCGTGCGGAACGGGACGGTCGTTGCCAATCCGCCAAAGTGGAAAAGCTACCGTACCCTGCCGTTGAGCGAGGAGGCTGTCCAGCTGATCCGCTCGCTGCCGAAGGAATCTCTGTATCTGTTTCCGAACGAGGACGGCAAGCCCTATTGCCCGAACACATGGTCGCAGAAGCTCAAACGCCTTATGCGAAAGCTGCACAATGAGCATAACGAAGTGCCGGTTGTGACAGCACACGAACTGCGGCACACCTATGGTACTTATCTCCGGCGGCATGGTGCAGACATCTACACCATCCAAAAATTACTTGGTCATAAGGACATCAACGTCACCGCTGAAATCTACGTTCACAACGAAATCGACACGCTACGCAACGTGCTGACTTCGATCAATCCGACAGGCGAAAATCAAGCCAAAACCGCCGAATCTTCCTGACGACAAATTGACGACACCAAGGTGTAACGGATTGAAAGAAATCGCAGATTTCCCGCCCTCAACACTCCGAACTATTTTCTGCATTTCATCTCAAATATTACGAAAAACACAGATAAATCATCACTTTTGCATATCCGAACTACGCACTACGGTTGACAGATTTGAAAACAAATATATAAGCTTCAGGTGCTAGTGTTCGCAAGGACGTGGGGGTTCAAGTCCCCCCATCCGCACCAAGAATTGTGCTGAAATCATTGAATTTCAGCACTTTTTCTTTATCTTTGTTGTTCCAGTTTTTAACTGACGACACTTTGACGACAAAAGGAACTTTTTACGACAGTGTTCCTGTCCCCCGCAATAGCTTAGAACTGTCGCCTCTCCATTGGATATTTTTCTGCCGCTATGCTATAATGAAAACATAGGATTGGAGGAAATATGAATGGAATCAAGAAAAATTCTGGTCGGTGAAAAATACCTGCATTTCAAGAACAAGCTGTATCAGGTGCTTACCATCGCCACGCACACAGAAACCGGCGAACCGCTGGTGATCTACCAGGCGCTCTACGGAGATTTCAAAATTTATGCGCGACCGTATGATATGTTTGCCTCCGAAGTGGATCACGAGAAGTACCCCGACGTTAAGCAGCGTTTCCGCTTTGCTCATGTAGTATTTGACGGAAATACGCCGCAGCCAACCGAATAAAAACAACCCCTCCGAGAGCCGGTATCGAAACCAGTTCCCAGAGGGGTTTACTATTTACTGCTGCATCGCTTCCGCCAGCTTCTTCACGAGCTGTTCACCGTACTGATACCGCAGCAGATACTCGATGGTCTGCGCTTCCAGACCGGCGACCTCCTCCACTGTGTCGATAGCGGCCTGCACCTCGGCGGTACCGTCCGGAACGAACGTGCGGCACTGCGGTGCGGTGATGATCGGAACCTTGCGAACAGCGTCATACCCGATCATAAAGCCTGCCTGCTCCAGAGAGCGCATCTTGATGTAGTTTACCTCATCCTTGGTGATGCACTCGCAGGTGTACGTCTTGCCGTTGAGCATGACGTTCTTCTTCTTGACCATTTCAGGATCCTCCTTTGCTGTATCCGGCTCGGCGTACTTCTGAACTTCGTTCCACGGGAAGTTTACGCCCGGGCAGTCGGTCTCGTTTACATCTTTGTGCCGCAGCAGCTTGAGCTTGCCGTACCGGCTCATGATGTCACGGATGAGGTCCTTGAGCGCGGCAAGCTGTGCAGCAGGCATATGCTCGCTCATGTAAGCGCCCTCACAACAGATGCCGATGGACTTGTCGTTGTGGCCCTTCGCATGAGCGCCAACCGCCCACTCCGGACGGCCGCGCCAGATGGTGCCGTCCTTGCGGACGTAATAATTGTAGCCAATACCGGCCCAGTCGCGCTCTAAGTGCCACTGGTTAATATCCTCAACGCTTGCATGGCTTGCCTCGGCGTGGTGCAGGATAATTTCGGACGTGCCGCTGCGGTACGACCAGTTGCCGTTGTGCTTTAAGTTTGCGTCATGGATTTGCATTACTACCACCCTTTCCGTTGTCACCCTGCTCACGCAGAGCCTCGAGTGCTCGCTCGAGGAACGCCGGGAACGGTACGCCCATCAGGCCGAGGTTCTCTAACAGACTCAATCCCTCATTGCCGACGAAGAACAGCATAACTGCCATGCGGATGTACGTTTCCCCAAGTGCATTGTCGAGCAGCACGCCCAGCCACACAACCAGTAGAATCATGCCCTTCTTGAGCAGACCAATGTAACCGGCCTTGCTGTCCAGTGCGCCGCTCTCCGTCTTGCGGGAACGCTGCCAGACGGCTGCTACCAGAACACCGGTCAAATAATCTGCGGCCATCAAGGCCACTAATACCTGCATAGCAGCGTCCCAACCTCCCAGTGCCTGCGCTGCGACGGTTCCCACCGCCGCAAACGCCGCAAGCACGCAGTTTTTAATGTGTACAGCGTCCATGCGCTCCTCCTCACTCCGCCTCCACGTCAGCCGTGCCGCCGAACTCAGCAGGCACAAGCTCCGGCATACCGCACTCGTCCACAAGGATTTCCGCCACCTGCTTTTTCAGCTTCGCGGGCACCTTATCGAAGTCACACTTACCCAAAATAACTCTCTGTGCAAAAAGCATTGCCATCATAATAACCGTCCTTTCAAACTTTTCCTTGATTTTGTTGATTAACTTACGCATAAACGACTTCTGCCATTTCTGCAATGCAGTCCTCGTAAAAGGACTGCTGATCGGTCAGCGCAGCCACCTGCTGCTTGAGTATTGCGTTCTGCGCCGCCAGTTCTTCATTTTCTGCCACAAGGTCAGCCTTGGTTTTCTCGTTCGCCTTGGCTTCCCGCAGCAGGTTGTCATAGTTGGCTGTTACCTCATCCAGCAGACCGGGCGTGTCCTCCACCTCAGTAATGTACTCATCGTACACCCAAGCGGTATGACCGTCCTTGTCCGTTTCCTGCTTGGCATTCAGTGTCAGCCGTACCCATGCCCTACCGGGCTTGTTTGGCATACTGCCTGCCGCAACCTCAGGCGGTTTGACATCTCCGTGCACTCTCAATTCGTACCACTCCTTTCAAATTTTGCACGCCCACTGGACGCACATATTTAACCATTATCGTTTTGCTGGCACACCATTTCAGCCGCCCAAGCCGACTAAGCAGAGCTTGTGCCATCTTTGCTGACACACGCTCCCGCTTTGCCGCTCGTCTAAACTGTCGCAGTGTCCGCAGCAGGCTGCGCTTACGCAGTACGACCGCGTTACGACCAAACTTATACCCGACCGCGTCAACCTTGCGCTTCCTGATCGGGTACACCTGCCAGTCATTCTTGAGCGTCAGACCGAGTGTTTGCAGGTGCTGTTCTGCCGCTTTGACAGCCTTGTGTAGTGCACGTTTGGAACGTCCAAAGATTGTCACATTGTCCATGTAACGCACTTCGCAGACAACGCCCTTGCACGCGCACAACGTGCGGTCAAGCGTTTCCAGATAGTAGTTTGCAAGCCACTGACAGATATAGTAGCCAATCGCTAAACCGTCAGCAATAATGCGTGTCACCAGACGGACAAAACGTTTGTCCTTAATCTTGCGTTCCAGTGCACACCGCATGCCGTCCAATGGAATACTGTCGTAAAACTTGCGAACGTCCATCTGTGCGCAATACTTACTGTCCTTCGGTCTGCGCTGTACCATGTGCTTAATCTGCCGCATAGCACGAGCACCACCGCGCCCAGGAATACTTGCACACGACCAGTGGTGCATCCCGCGCATCAAAACAGGTTGCATTGCGCGAACGCAAAGCCAATGTACACAGCCGTCCGGATAGAACGGTACAACCTTAATATCTCGCCATTTCCGGCTTGATACGTCATACACGCGCTTAACCTTCGGTTTTGACGGTATAAAACTGTCCGTCCGCAGCATGACGAGCAGCTTTTCAGCGTATGTGTCAATGTTCGCCAGTACACGTCGGACGCTGCGACGTTTCTTCTTGCCGTTTGCGGCAAGTCGTATTGTTTCTGTTATAAATGCTCTGTCGAGCATCTTTTCGTAGAGGAATCCAACTCTTTTCGGGATTGTTATCACATCCTTATTGCCTGCGAGAGCGTTCGAGTGACCTACTAACTCCCGTCCTCTGGGCATGATTTTCACCAAGGGGTGAGGAAAAGCCTGCGCAATGATAATTGAGTTGCTAAGTAGACGCGCGGAAATGTTCGAGTTCGAATTCGACGAAGTGTTGTTCGCATTGAAGTACAACAGACCTGCATTCGTACCGTTGTTCCAGTTGCCACCAACATACAACACGCGCTCCGCGACGCGCAGACAGTCCCTGCTTAGATTAAATTACACTTTGCAAAATGCCGGGGGTTGCGACCCCCGGACCCCCGGAGGGGATTGCGAGGCTACGCCTCGCACAGGAGACGCGCGGAAATGCTCGAGTACGAATCCGACGAAGCGCTGACCGCACCGAAGCACAACAGACCCGCATACGCACCGTCGGCCCAGTCGCCACCAACATACAACACGCGCCAACCAGAGGACGACCACATGTAGTCCGGAATGTACGTCGTTTCCGAGCCGCCGTTAGTTTTCGGAATCAGTAAACCATTGTCGGTTACGGTCAAATCCTTAATCCAACCAGAGCCGGGAAGTGTGCCAATATTGGTGTAGCCGGTCGAGGTATCGTCCGCATACTTGCTCGGGTCAGTGCAGTAGTAAGCTGTTGTACCATTGGCATTAAAGCCGTCTACCCACTGAAACACGTTGCCCCAGAGGTTTTCGATCCAACGATACTGCATGGCTGCGGCACCGTCCGAGATTCTACTTCCCGCAGTTCCCGTATGGTAGACCATTGTATCCGTTTTGCCAGAAGTTACAGCCGACGATTGACCATTTGCTCTGCCGTATGCAATCTTGTTCTGACAGTTCCAGTTTGCAAACTCAACAATGTACAGAAAGATAATTGCACAGTAGGTTGCGAAATCATACAGATGATATTTCGAGCCGACACTCTTTGCTTTGTTGCGCGCAGTTGCTCGGGTTATGTCGACATACGGAGAGTATCCTGTTGCGCTGTATCCATTACTGTTCATGTGGTATCTACCGACATACTTACCACTGCCCGGATGTTTCGTCATGCCAGTTTTCGGTTTGTCCGAAACGTAGAAATACTGCTTTGTACCGTTTCTCTTCGCGGCAACATAAAACTCTGGGACAAACACCATAGTGTAGTTATTTGTTCGTGCGAAGCTGCTATCACCCTTCCACGCCGTTACCGTACCAGACGCATCAAGGTTACATTCTTTCATGTCGCTCCACGGCGCATAGCTGTCAAATGGGCTGCTGCCCGAACCAGTACCAACAGCCGGTTTCGGTTCAGTCGTCACGCTCTTTGTCACCAGTCCGTAAGGGTCGGTTTCCGGCGTTAACCTTGTCAGCACGGTGCTCGAATTGCTCGTATCCCACACCACGCCGAACACGTTAGCGTAACTCAGCGTCAGCGCCTTGCTCTGTCCGCTGGCAGTAATGCTTACTGTGCCCTCTGCGGTCTGGTCACCCAGTGTTGCTTTGATTGCCCAAGTACCCGCCTTGCCGACCGTAAAGACCGCTGTGCCAGTGCTCGTCCTGGTCAGCACCGTGCTGCCCAGTGTCGCCGTCACCGTCGAACCACTGTCTACGGTTACGGTAATCGTACTCTGGAATTTCTCAAGATTGACACTCAGCGCCGTATAATACGCCTTGGTTGTAACCTCGGTTGTATACGTTACGCCGTCCAGCACGCACGACAGCGTGTAGGTGGTATTGATACCGAGAACGCTGACCGAAGCCGTCAGACTGCTGTCCACCGCGCCGGTGTAGGTTTCCCCGCCGCCCTTGAGCGTCCACGCCTGACCGACAAAATCGCTTGCAAACGTCAGCGTAATCCGACTGCCGCCGGATGCAGGCGCGTCTACCTCGCCCACGGTGTCATTTGCGGTAAAGCCGAGGTACTTTCCCTTCTTACCCTTGATTTTGTCCTGTTTCTTGGCAAACTGTGCAGAATGTGCGCTTGTGCTCGTGTTATGCGCGGACACCGCACTTGCAGCCGTGCCGGTCGGGTCAGCGCCAACGTCACCGGCACCCATCGCATCTACTTTCTCTTCAAGCGCTGCTGCCGCTCCTGCTTTTTCCGCACCAAGGTCAGCAGCAGTCAGACTGCCGTCCTTGACAACCTTTTTCACTTCTGCTGCAAGTTCAGCGGTCTTTACACGGGCGTTAACGGCATCAGCGTTATTCTTCAGCTCGGTGTCAATCTTATCCCAGTTTTCATTTCTGGCTTTTACATTGTAGAAATCCTGCGGACTGTGCTTATTCAGTCCGTAGTTTGTCGTTTTACTCGCCATCCGGCAACACTTCCTCTCTAATTTCAAAATGCGTGAGCAAGGCAAGCTGTGCATGCGTGAATCGGGTCAGGTCTGCGTGTTGGTTGTACAGTAACGACGTTGTGCAGATCATGTTCGCAGGTACAATGTTCGCAAGCAGTTCTTCAACTGCCTGCTGATTGCGTTTCGCGGTCAGAGCCACCTTAACGGTCAGCGTGTACCTGCCGCCGTCAATCTCCATCCTGTAACCGTCCTCGCCGCACAAGGTCGATAACTGCTGACGTAAACGACGGATAGAAAACGGCAACTGAGCGTTGATTTTCGCCAGTACACGAAAACGTCTTTCATCCAAGGTATCTGTATCTTGTGGAACAATGCTGAAAATCTGTTCGTATCTCTCGATACCTCGTTCTCCGGCAGTGCTGACAAACTGAGCATTCAACACTTCATCAACAGCAGTGTTCAGACGGTCAAATTCCCGCTGTTCTGTATCACACAGCAGCGGGAATTCGTAGGTTTTCAGCAGAATTGACGGTAAATACTCATTCAGTTTCTTTCGCATTATGCACCGCCAATCGTTTTCAGGCGCGGAATTTCATCCGCTGCTAACTCGATGTTCTTTGTACTGCCGTTAACGGTTGTACCGTCAATATCAATAATACAGTCTGCGGTCAGCAGGTGCGTTTCAATCTGCGAGATACGCACAATGGTCGTTTCGTTCTCCGACCACTCTTTACACAACTCATTAAGATATGCATTAGCTGCACTGACAAGCTGTGATTTACCGTTCTCCCAGTTCCAACCGGCAGCAAAGGTAACATTTGCTGTAATAGCAATATCGGCATACTTCGCGCCGGTGACGGTCACAGTGTGTCCGATCGGAGCCAGACCCAGACCCTCACCGTGGTTCTGTTCGGGGTCAATGGCGGTCTGCACCTTGGAAATCAGTTCGGTACTCGGTGCAGTGAAGTCGGATGCGATAACAGTCAGTTTGACCGTACCGCCGCCGTTCCACACCGGATAAACCTTGACACCGCCAACACCTGTAATAGCGTTGACCTTTTCCTTATAATCTGCGACATTGCCGCCGAACGCTTCACCGTCGATACTGGCGTAATACTTCTCACGCAGAGTGTCAGTTGTATCGCCGTCCTCGGCGGGAATGAGCACCGCCGCGATAGCCGCGGTTTCCAGTCCGTTCACCGTCTGGATCGGCAGCAGCAGACCGGTGTACTTGTTGCCGACCGTACCAAGAGTTTCAGCTTCCAGCTTATAGTGACCTGCCGAGATTTTCTCGGTAACTACATAGTTGACTTCATCGCAGTTGAACCGCAGACCGGCGGACAGCTCCACACTGGACGGGGTGAATACACCCTCGATAACAGCCGCAGTTTCGCCTTGAATAGCTACGCCGCGCTCTTTACAGCGCAACATAAGGTATTGCAGTGACGCAGTATCAACAAAAGTTTCGTCCATAACAACATCAAGTTCCATGTACGCCTTTGCAAGTTCTGCGGCAGCAGGTGATAATGCATCATAGATGATACTACCTTCCCGCTTGTCCACGGTGTCAGGCACAGATTCCAACATTCGGTTCATGATATAATCAAATGTCATTTCATCGGAATACTTTCCGATCATGCTGCAACACCTCCAAATTCAAATTCACTTTCTATGTCCCCCTCAGTTGTGGAAACAGTAAATGTTGCATGAATATCGCGTTTAGTCTTAGAAAACGAGAAATTTTCCACAGAAAGCACACGGTCATCTGATAAAAGCGCATCTTCAATCGCTTTTGCAACTTTGGCTTGTAGATAAGGGGTCATACTCTGACCTAACAGAGCGTCAAGTTCGATACCGTAGTTCCAAGAGTAGATAGCGAACCGGAAGCGTTCAATCTGCAAAGCGAGAAAAATAGCCTGCTTCATAGCTTCAACACCGTCCAGTTTACCCGCAGACGGATAACCGTCAAACCGCAGAGCATAGGTTCTGCTTGGTTGAGTTTCAATCTCGAAATCCTGTTGCAGGTCATCATTGTAATCTGTTGGTACCATTTATAACGCCCCCTTTTTATCTAAAATCAAATACTGTTGTCCGCCCTTGTTTCGCAGCAGAATCAAAATATCTCCTACCTTGAACGAAGAAGCGGTAACACCGCTCTTGACGATGAAAAACTTCTTATTGAGTACAAGTTTCTGTTCAACCTGCACCTGAAACGGACTTAGGGAAAGCACCTTACCATAGCAAATCATCACTGGTAACGACGCTTCACGCTCGTTTGCTGAAATCTGTTGAAAAACCTTAATGATGTTCTGCATATTAGGCACTAAATTCACCCCTTATACCGCTTAAATTCAAGTCCATCGTGTACAGACCGTTAGAAAACGTGTGCTTTGCTTTCTCAATACACATATAATTTTTGATGTTGATATCACCAAGACCCATACCAACACAAACAGATGTACCGGCACGCGCTCGAACGTCACCAAAAACCTTCTGCATGGTCAGCTCACGGTGAATAACGTTGTAATAGTTCATGAGCGCTTTCGCCTTAGTTTGCAGGTCAGCAGTATTCAAAGCATTGTCCAACTTTTCATAATACTGCAAAACGCCCCACTTACTTTGGCTTGCCGCGTTATTCATAACGTGTACTTCACGCACGCCTGTTTCGTCATTATCCCATGCCAGTTTGATTCTGTTGTATACATCCGTATCAATCGAAGAAGTGTAGCTGTATGCCTGTGTATTGCTTTCGTCCACATAGAGCGGTAAAAGCAAATCCTCGTAGGGCTTCAAACACAGCTTGCCGAAATCGTCATACAGAACGTACATCTTACCAGTATTGATGATTGTAAGGTCGGACGCATTGCCCAACATATCAAACAGGGTTCCTTCCTCAATGCGTTGCGGGATTTTATACTTGGTGTCTACTACCGTTCCGACCTTCAAGCCGTAGTCGGCAGCAAGCATCTTCAATACCTCGGTATAGGTCTTGTTGGTGTAGCTGATAGTGTCCTTGTTCTTGAAATAACGCAACTGATCGTAGCAGGTGACCTTAATCAGCCTGCTATCACTGCGGCTTTTCTTGAACACATAGCCGTAGAACACGTTTGCACCGTTGAACCGGAACGATACAGGGTTACCCTCATGAAAGTTTAGTGTTTCATCCTTAACCACGGTGAAGGTTAGCGAAGAAGCGGAATCTCTACGCGAGGTTTCCCATACAATATCACCTTCGATAACAGGTGACTGTAACTGACCATTCTTGTTCTGAATGATAACCTCCGCGCCTGGTAACTGATAAGACGGCACATCACGCAAGATTTCCTTGCGCGTACCTGCTGCACCTGTGACAGACTTAACAACAACAGTCGTGATATCCTTCTTTTTCTTCTCGGTACTCGAACCGGATGAACCGGACGAACTTGAAGAACCAGAACCGCCGATGATAGCGGTACCTTTTCGCCTGCCCCAGTTGTTACATTCAGTGTTCGAGGACATGAGCAAATCGAAATGGTACACACCATTTTCGATTTGAATCATGCCGCCACGGTCATTAACCGTGTACGTCACTCCATCAAGTGCCGTACCCGTGCCCTGTACGGTGATTTTCGTCCCGAACGGTACAGACGGCGGCGCAGCGCAGGTGTGCTTGCTTGGGTCTAACCTGTTGCCGAGCGCATCAAGGAAACCACCCTCCATAGCGTTATTCGCAGGATAATAGGCGGTAAAGAGTGCCTTAACCGTATTTGTAGCAGTACCGGATGATTTAGAGCCGGTATAGTTAGATACTGTGTCCTTGGCAGATACAAAATCCAACGGATTCCTCTTTTCACCATTCAAATGAATGCCGAAATGTAGATGGTTACCGGTTGAACTGCCGGTCGTGCCGACAGCAGCGATTTTCTGACCTGCGGAGACTTTCGCACCCTTTGAAACATACAGTTTCGAACAATGTCCGTAGAAACTCATCAGACCGCCGCCATGGTTAATACTGATGTAGTTACCATAACCTCCGTTCCAACCGGATGCCGTTACAGTACCAGGAGCAAACGCAAGAATAGGAGTACCAGAAGCAGAAGCAAGGTCTACACCGTCATGATGTTCTCGCCCATGAAACGGACAATTACGGTATCCAAAACCGCTTGAAATACGCGAGTAGGACGGACACGGCCAAACATACTTACCCATACTATCCCCTCCTTAACTCGGCAGCTTGAGAACGGTTCCGGGATAAATCCACCAACCGTTCGAGCTGCTCGATCTGCCGTATTTCTTCGCCGCGGCTTCAATGGCAGCCTTATTCAGGCTGTAAATACTTGTCCACTTAGAGCCGTTACCTAAGTGTACGCGGGCAATGTCCCACAGTGTATCGCCCTGTTTAACAGTGTACGTTTTGTTCTTAGGTGCGGTCGTAGTGTCGCGCTTCTGCGTGACGGTCGCTTTCTTGGTGGAATTGTTACTCTCGCTATTTTTGAACTCAATCAGCTTGGTTTTCACGTCATTGTATGTCAGCAGTTCAATCTTAGCCATAACGTCAAGACCATAACTGGTAACATCTTCGGATAACTCATAGCTTTCCAACGATACCATGAGCGGCTTGTCCGGGTCGTTCGTCATCAGCAGATTGCCTGCGTCGTCCGTGCGGATAACCAAAAACTCAAACGGCTTGCACTCACGCTTGAGCTTTTCCAGCAGTGACATATAATACTGTGCCGGCTGGTAGCCGTTCGGGTAACACGCAAACGGGTATTCCCTGTTAGGTAACAGAGCGTTGAAAGTGTACTTACTCAAACCCGGAGCTTTGATAATATTCAACTGGTTATCGTTAATCAGGTTGATGGTCTTGTTCTGATTGGTAGTCTTAATCGTTAACGCGCTCGGTGTAACGGGTAAGCGCACACCCGCCATATAAAATTCATACATCAGATGTGCACCCCCTCTGCACTTGTTACCAGTGCTTCCGTAATCTTAGCTTCAAACAGGTTCATGACACCATCCAAATCCATTTCAGACGAAATGTTATTGTTGTTTGTCATTTCCACTTTGATTTCAGCAGTCGTGTAACGGTTGATAGCCTGTCTTTCAGCAATGTTACGAAGCATCTTAATGTCTTCGTTGGACAGCTTCAAAGCGTCAACGGTATTTGCTGTATTGGTAGCGATAGCCGCAACATTGTCATTCAATGTATCCAAATTCGTGTTGGAAGCGTTAGCACCAGTGAATTTTTCCTCGATACTCTGACCGAAGCTGTAGCCTTTATTCCATGCATCCGAATACTTAATTCGGGTGTTGATAGCCGGTGCTGTGCGGTCAATCGTGATGGCTTTATCGTTTTTGCCCCACGAAAGTACCCAATTTTGCAGGTTATTCAAGCCGTCCGTCCAGCTTGTACCGAAGATTGCATCAATAATCTTGGTAACTACCTTGCCGAGCGACAGGAACCACGAGATAATCTGACCAATCAGGTTCTTCACAGCGTCACCGAAGCTGTTGAAGCCGCCGTTCGCTACGTTAAGAATCCATTCAATGATTCCAACGAACGGTTCAACGCCCGCCCAAACAATCTGAAGGATTGCATTTACTACGCCAATTACCGTGTTGATAATCGCCGCACCAAGAGTTGCAAACGCACCGAAGATAATTCCGGTTGCGCTAATGCTCCTATTCTGAGCTTTATTGATAGCCGCAACAACCAAGTAAATAGCAGTGACAATAAGAATAATGCCGCTAACAATCCAAGTAACAGGGCACGCAAGTAGCGCCTTATTTAGACCATACTGCCGCACTGTTGCTATAAACGTTGCGTTGCTTGCTCTGATCTCTGCCACTGCTTTCAAATTAGTTGCAATCGTATCAATTCCCTTTGCGGCAGCATTGACCAGTACAGCAGCCGTATACAATCCAACAGCAGTAGTAATTGCACCAAGAATAGGTGTAATGAATGCTGTGTTATCAGACATCCACTTAATTACGTTATTCAGCGCGGAAATACCCGCTGTAAGCGTTGGCAGCAGGTTCGCCGCCATTTTGCCGACAAACTCCGTCCAGTTCTCACTAAGCAATCGCGTCTGGTTCGCCCAACTGTCAGAAGTTCGTGCAAAGTCACCTTGTGCGTCTGAGGTAGCAGCCATAAGGTAGTTATAACGCAACATGGTCTGCTCTGCCTGCGACATTTTATCGTAAGCGGTCGTGATGCCCTGCGACAGTGCGTAGGCTTCGAGGTTTGCAACCGACATATTGATGCCGAGCTGTTTGAGAGGTTCGGTTTCACCCGAAATGCCGGAACGAATCTTTTCGAACGCCGCGTTGGTGTCGAGGTTGTAGAACGATGCCATATCACCGGCTAAACCAGTCAGCTTTTCCGACATATCCACAACACTGTCACCCGCAATACCGGTAGATTTCAGCATCGCACCGAGTGTGCCGTTATAGCGTTTTGCGGTAACCTCGTTCAGACCGTAGGCTTCAAGCGCTTTCTGCGACCAGTCGTTAATGGAAGCAGCCGACTTACCGAATGATACGTCAACGACGTTCTGAACCTCGGCAAGGTCGGAAGCATAGTCGATACCGGCTTTGACGGTTTCCATTGCACCTTGCAAGCTAAGGTAGCCTGCAACCATACCGGCAAGTTTACCCGCCATACCACCCAGTGCATCAGAACCACGTTCGACTTTGTTGTTAAACTCCTGCTGCTCGTTTCCGAGCTGATCGAGAGCGGTCGTTGCTTCATTCAGTTCTGTGCGGATGGCGGTAACGTCACCCATATCAAGACCGCCTGCTGTGGCACTGTCCAAACTCTCCCAACTGGAAAGCATCATATTGACCGCATTTGTAATGTTCCGCAGCGGTGCGGTCATCTGGTCAGATAATTTAATGCTGCTTGTTAATGTAGCCACGGAATCACCTCTTGTTCTTTATTTTTGCCATCTCTTTCTTTTCCTGCTTTGCCTTTTCCAGAGCAGCGGCGATAATAAACGCCTTGTCTTTCTGGTCAAGAGCGAGAAAATCAGACGGAAGCATGTGCAGTTGATGCAGAGCATACAGAGCGAAGCAAGTTTCTGTATCCTCTGCTTCGATTAGTTTTTTACCGTTTCCACATCTTCCGCAAGAGTGGTAAAGCCGGAAATCTGCTGCACCTTAAGAGCAAGGTCGGTATACTCGCCTGCATCATCCAGCATTTCCTTGAGCAGTTCCTCGGCACTCATCACACCGTAAGAATCCTGAAGTTCCTTGTCATTCAGGTTCGGGGTAACAACTGCCGCCGCCATCAGCTTCGCCTGGTACTCCGAGGTATCTACGCGCTGACGGTACATACCCGGCTTACCCGGTACCTGCACCTCAGTAGTACACAGATCACGAATTACCTCATTCTCACGAGTGGTAACCGGACGCAGCTCCCACAGCAGCGGTACGCCGTTCTCATCGGTCAGGGACTTCGTAGCAGCGTAAAGCTCGTTCGGGCGGTGCTTCTTGTTGCCCTTCATAAATGCTGCAAAATTAGACATATTTTTGTTCCTTTCTCCATAAAAATAACCCCTATCTACTCGATAGGGGTATATTCGGTTTACATATAAGACGGGTTGCTGTACTTCTCAGGGCGGGTGAAGTCCTGCGCGTAACCCTCGATAGTCTGTTCAACAAAATCGCCGTCAGCGTCAAACATACTCAGCAGTACGTCACCGTCAATAACGCAATCGGTATAAATCTTGCTCGAACGACCAATAGTAGTTGCAGGGTCTTCATTGCTAACCTGAAGGTCGAACGTCGGCAGCAGACCGGTGTTCTTGTAACGCTCAACCAGTTCGTCAAAAATCTCCGTAACCTTGTATACAGTCATAGAGAACTTGATGCTTGCACCAACAGCCTTAACGCCCTTTACAGTGCGTCCCAGTGTCGGTACTTCCTTGGTTTCTACGTTCATCTTGCCCTCGAAATTCTTCGCCATCAGCAGGGCGTAGCGGTCACCGTCAATAGTAACGTATGCCGTTGCCAGTTTCGCGGACGGTGCATCATTTGCAGGCATATAAGCCATAATATATCCCTCCCTTACGATACGGTGACGGTCATATACAGCTTTGCCATAGCACAAACAATGCTTACCGCATCCTGTACTGCAACGCCGTTCTTTGCGTCACCCTGTTCAACCTTCACGTCATCAGCGGAAAAATTCTCAATAGCACGCATGTCTGCAAGCTGCTGATGATGCTTTACAATGTCGTTCCAGAGCGATACGCGACCGGAAGCGTCATTCGGCACCTTGCCCAGATAGCGTGTATTGAACAGCACTGCAATGTCGTTTGCAATCTGATCCATAACGCGGATACACTGGTTATCACCGAAAATCTCCTTGCTCTTACCCTCGGCATCAGATACAAAGCTGTTGATATCCGAAAGCACGCGGGTTTCACCGCTGACGTTGTGCATAGCGAACACGCCAGAGGTAATGAAACCTTCAAGTTCGCTCTGCTTATAGTCGGTGTCTACGGTGTAAGCACCGTCATACTTGACGTTGAGCAGGCTCTTGTTAACTGCACAAGCAGCTTCCGCGCCAGTTACCCAGTACACAAGGGACGCTTCGTTTGCACCATCGTCCAGTACACGATTCTTGACGTTGATAACACCTTCATAATCGGCTGCCTTGCCGTAAAGTACACACTGGAACTTAGAGCCGACTTCCTCACGCATACGCTTTACAAACGCAGCGTACAGGGACTTGGTGGTTTCGTCGGTCGTGACAACGCCCATCGTGTTATAAGTGTAGGATTCAATCTTATCAAGATACTTCTGGTGTGCAGTACCGTCAACAGTACCGTTCGTGCCGCCAGAAAGCGCAGTACCTGCCGTTTCAGCAAGCGTTGCAGAATCCTTCCAGATAACGTAGTCGTTGTCCTTAAGGTCTGCCGCCTTTGCAACACCCGTTTGAGCGTCAACAAGGGTAGTACCGAAGTACAGACTAACGTCAAACTTCTCCGGTGCGTCTACATTCGCGCCGATAACAACCTTCAGGTCATTACCGCGTACACCGCAGCACTTCGCCGTAGCGTAGGTGTTCGCAGCCTTTGCACCTGCGCTGGTCAGCTTGTAGGCGTACAGCGTGCGCACCTTGTCCATCACCTCACGCAGACCCTTGAGCTTGTCGTGGGTGAACGGATAACCGAAAATGGCAAGGCTGTTTTTCTGGAAATCCGCAGGCGTTACCTCGAACACCGCGTTATCAGTGCCCCAGTCCAGTTCAAGCGGCATAGTTGCAATGCCACGGTCACTGAGATTAGCAGACGCGCGTGCAGCCGAAACAAAGTTAATGTAACTGCCCGGCAGCACCTTGTTCTGCGTGGTAAAAATACCGCCGCCAAGTGCCATATTAGTTCACCTTTCCTTTCTTGTATTTAGCAATACGGTTCTCTGCTTCCTGCACGGTACAATATTCATCAGGTGCAATCAGCGCACAGATGAGGTCTTTCTCGTGCCGAAAAAGTTCAGAATACAGCAGTGCATTCCGAGAGAACCGAGGTTCTTTCTTTTCTTTCTTAGTCATAATTACTCCTTTGCGCTTGTGTGCGCGGTCAGAGATTCCATTTCAATCTGTTCTTCTTCACGCAGTACAAAGTAATCGTAGTTGACCGTTACTGTCAGCATACCGTCATGCAGTGTACTGGTAACGTCGTTACCATGTATCAGTGTACCGTCTACCTTGATGTTTTCCAGTGTTTCCATCAGGGTTTCAAGTACCGTGTTGATTTCTGCGCTATCACCCTCGATTTTGGGAAAATACTGCACAGAAAACTGAGCAGTTCGTGCGTATCTTCTACCGAGGTCTACATTGCGTGTACCGGACAGACACGAAACCAGAAAACACGGTTCATGTAGTCCCTGTGTCACACGGTCAGTATAAATCTCGTACCCATCACCGAAAGCGTTGTAAACAGCGGTCGAAACCGCGCTTGTAATTGCTCCAATGGTCAACTGAAACACCTCCGAAGATAATCTTCAAGTTTGCGTTCAAGGATTCTTGGAGCCATGCCCGCAATTTCTTTCTCGCTGAGTGTCAGCATGAACTTACCTTCCACCCAGTTCTTGTGATTGGATGTACGGTGCCCATACTCCACATAAGACGCATATTCAACAGGATTGATAATGTCGATAACAAAATCAGTTCCAACACGATGTACCGACAGACTTTCCGCGTAGGCTCTGGCGTTAGAGTTCTGCCCTGCTGTCCAACCGCGCCGCAGTGTGCCGCCGGTCTTGCCAGACGCAGGTTTTACCCAGACGGTGTACTTCTCACCTTTCTTGTGCTTCTTACCGTCACGTTTGGCAATGCGCACTTCTTTAGTGCGATAATCACCAACAGGAGTACGTTTGATAACTTTTGCAAGCAATCGTGCGGCAAGCTCTTTTGCACAGGCGTTGAAGAACTCGTCTGTCTGGTCAATCTTCGCAAGCTGATCTCTCAGCTTCTTCAGACCATCGTAATTCATGTTCACGTTTGATCGTGCCATTACGCCCACCCCCGAAACGCTTCGAGTACATACTCAGCGTGAGTGTCATACATGGCAACCATACCAGAACGCGCGTATTCCTCGGTAACTCCGTTTTGGGTTACTGTAATACGGGAACCCTCTGGAACAATGATTTCCGGTGCACAGAACAGCTTGACGCTCTGTGTAAGGGTTGCAGTATCACCATCACCCGCAGCAGGAGAGGTTGTAAACGACAATCTACAAGGAATGTCTGTTACCGTCTGCACTTCAGCGAAGCCGGTACTATGGTCAGCGCGTACAACTTTCTTTCGCTCAGTGACAGTAAACGTACCAGTATATCCGCGTTCTAACGCCTTGCGAACGCTTACCAACGCAGCTTTCGGAAGCATAGTAAATCATCCTCTCCGGTACTCAACAGGCGGTTAATCAGAGTGGTTAAACGCGCACTGTCCGAAGAATCGGAAGCGAAGGTAACGCTCGTGTCACCCTCGCTCACCGATTGGACAGCGTTTGTCAGGTCGAGATTTTCTAAATCCAACTTACCCGCCGCGAACGCCGCTTGCAGATATTCACCACAAACACGGTCTACCAACGCTTCAATCAGTTGTTCGGGAATCTCCGTGCGGTTTATCTGATTTTTAATGTGATTGGCAACTTTGTCAATACAGAACCGCACTGCCCATTCATCAGGAGCAGTGCAGCCGAACGACGCAAGCCGCTGCAATACGCTGTCCTTAACTTCCATGACTTTAACCCTTGGAAACGATCTTAGCCAGAGCGATAGACTTGTGCGGAATTGCGTTGGTACCGTCGTTGATAACAGACCAGTTTGCACCGGTGGACAGGTCAGCGTTGGTAGCAGATGCGGTGATGGATGCGGGCTTCTCAAAAGACAGACCCTGTACACCGCAGATAAAACCGTCGCGGACATAAAGAGTATCCTGACCGCCGTTGGTCTTGGGGTCACGGCTCATCTCATACGGTACAGCGTCACCGATATCATCAAGGACAATGGAACCCTCGCCCAGAACGTAGGTAGTGTACTTGGTGTATGCAGCGGATTCCGCTGCAACTTCCTCGGTCGGCATACCGTCATCAATCAGTACAAGACGACCGTTCCAAGTGCCGATAGAGAGATCACGCTGAATGCCGTCAGCATCAGTGTAGGTCAGGTACTTCAGCAGACGCTGGTTTTCCAGATTGGTAGCAACGGCAGAGTGCATGATAACCAGCTTGAAGATAGACTTGTTATCGCCGCATGCCTGCTGCATTGCTGCATTCAGGGTAGAAGCACCAACCATTGCTTCATCACCTGCCTTGCCGGTGATGTCGTAGACGTGCTTCGCAAGGAATTCTTTCGCAGCGGTCTTCTGAACGGCAGTACCGGTAGAGGTAGACATACCAAAAACACCAGACAGGATAGCCAGAAGCATAGCCTGCTTAACTTCCATCTTGTAGTCTGCAATCTGTGCAGCTACGTTGTCCATGAAGTTCACGCCTGCGGTAATGTTGGTCGAGAAGTTACGCTCAGTCCATGCATCCATACGACGAGCAACGACAAAACCCTGCTCGTAGGTAGTGGTTGCGGTGCTGTCAATGTTGGTTGCGCCGTCGTTGTTCTGCGAGGTCTTACCAGAGATACGACCAAAGTACGGTACTCGCGCATACAGTGCACCAGTCTGATTAGAGAGGGCACCGCGTGCCTGCTCGTTTGCACCAACTGCACCGGACTTTGCAAGCTCGGTCTTGGTGGTGTTCGGAATTCGGTTTACATACGCGCCGAATGCCTGCGGGTTGAAAGATTTGCTGTCAAACTTAGATTCAGCCATTTTACTTCACTTTCCTTTCGTTACTTAATGTTTGCTTCCGGGTGTTCTGCCATGTATGCGGCAAGCTCGGAATACGTCATCTTGGACGTATCGACCTGATGATTACCGTCATCATCGCCGCTTTCGCCCGCCTTTGCACCCTTCAGGGCGGGATTGGAAGAACCAAACAGGAACTTGCTGTCATCAGCAGCCTTGAGCGTCTTGATCTGATCTGCCAGACCCTTAACAGTGCCGTCCTCATCGAGTTCAGCCTTGTCGAGGTTCAGCAGCGCCTTTACAGCTTTGACGTTCAGTGCCTTTTCGCCCAGCAGAGCAGCGTTTACAGCATTGTCCACCTTGAGTGCGTGAATCTCTGCATCATGCTCCTTCTGGCTCTCCTTGGCTGCGTCCTCGAGCGACTTGATCTTGTCGCGCAGGTCGGCAGCGTCGCCAGTTTCCTTCTGAAGTGCACCAAGTTCCTTCAGCACATCGGCATGTTCTTTACGGGCGTTGTCGCGCTCTTTAATCACTTCATCAAGGCGTGCCTTGGGAATCATACCCTCAGTATCACCCTTGGCGAGGTTCAGCACAGCAGCCGCCAGTGCGTCAGTCATACCGTCCAGTTTCATCAGTTCTTCTTTTTTCATGGTCTTTTTCTTCCTTTCACATTTGATATCCCGGTTCAGTCCGGTATTGCGGTCTTTTGATTTACGGGGAAAATGCTAAAACCCCGATATTGTGCCGGTGCAGAGATTCGAACTCTGCAACTGCTTCTTAACGCAGCGGTGCCCAAGCCGACCGGCAAAAGAAAAACGCCTTACCAGTTAGTAAAGCGTTTTGGGTAAAAGAAAACCACCAGAGATTTCTCTTTGGTGGTTTAGTCTTCTTCAAATTGAATGGAACGTGCGCGGTGCAGTTTTTCTCGGTACTGACGGTACAGTTCCATTTCATGTTCGTTAAAAGTGATACCTTCTGCAACAAAAACATCGTTGTTTTTATAATCAAGTTTGCCCTGTAATTCTTTAGGTGCAAAAACCAGCATTTATAATCACTTCCATTTCTTCTGTACAAGCCGTTTGATAGTATCGCACAAATCATTATGCTTAGTGGTTGATACAGCTTCAGCAATAGCCTCCGATGCGTTCTGTGTCGCATACAATCCTATCTTTGTTTTTATTATACCATCATCATACGGTAAAGCACAAGAAGAAAGCGCTTCTTCCAACAACTTTTTTGCGTATGTTCCTTGACGAATCGCATTCCAAGCATTATCCTCGTCCAGAATACCATTCACCGTGTTAGCTTTAATCGCGTATTGATATTCTGCAAAATGTGTGAATTCATGTTTTAAGTAATCATATAAACTACTTTTGGGTGAAAAATCAGAATCACAATGTTTAAGCATATATCTGTAAGCAGCCGTGTTGGAGAAAAGGTTCTCATTCAGTTTCAGGTTAATTTCCAACCTGCGGTTAATTGCAGCAGCCGCAATAGAATCGTCTGTATCGCAGAACTTAATACCGCTGATGTTACCATCCACAGATGGAAACTCTTTAGACAGCTTGTGAATTGCGGTATCAACCTCAGACAGAATTTCTTTGGGTACTTCAACGTTCTGTTCGCGTACCGGAATGTCATGGATTTTCTGCCCACGAATAGCCAGGTCACGAAAGAAGTCTTTCTTACCGCCACCCGCAAACGCCTTTTCCCATTCTGCATAGGTTGTGTTTGCAGGCACATAGTACGTTTTTCCGTTCTCGTCCCTTGCGGCACGCATACCGTTATCATCGTTATCCGCAAAGTACGGTACAGTGCAGGAACGGCAGTAAACGTGAAAAGGTGGAGCTGTTACGCCCGGTTCGTAGTCCTTCATATCGAACACCTTACCGTCGAAGTGACGGCAAATATCAGACGTTCGACTGTCCAGAGTAGCTATGATCTGGTACTGTTCCACATCGAGGTCTTTATAGCACTGCTTCTGTGCAGCAGAACCAAAATAGGCGTTCTCTGTCATTACCAAGCGTCCCGCCTGACTTTTAGCGACGTTCATGCGCTTCGCAATGTTGTTGATAGCTTCATCGGGAGCTTTACCAAGAATGCACATCTGCGTTAACTCGGTGCTTACACTGTCGAGCAGTTGAGCCTTTGATTTCCAGATGCGGTCTGAAAAGGTCAACTGGTCAGCAGTCCAAGGTTTATCAAGCAGTTTGGTTACGCGCCGGTTGTCCACCTGCGCTACATCAAAACCCACTCGGAAACCCTTCTGCATTTCGTATGCAGTGTGGTAATAGTCTTGCTTCCAAGTATCAGTCAGGCATTCAGTCAATTTGTTCTGTTCAGCCGCAAAAGCCTGTTCAGCCGCATTCTGTGCTCTCAGTTTGAGTGCTTCAAGGCGGGAAATGTGGAACTTTGCTGAAGCGTTCTCCAACTCTTTCAACCATTCCTGCGATACCGCATTTTCCCGACCTCGTTTGATATACTCGGAAACATCCCACTGAAGTTCCTCAAGTTCGTTCTTTTTCAGCAGTTTTTTAGCATCAACAACGGAAATCTCGTTGTTATCTGCAAACCGCTGATACCAAGCACGAATTTCCTTGTCAATGCTTGCCTGTGCTCGGTCAAAGTGCGGTACGATCTGGTCAACCGTCAATCTGCCGCGCTTGTTTCGCATTTCTTCAACAGCCGAAAAGCGTTTCTGCCAGTATTCCCGATTGCGCACGCGCCGCACCTCCCTTACTCATTGTTATCGTCCGGCGGTTTATCATCCGGCGGCACATTCTGACCAAAGCCGCCGTACAGGTCAAGGTTTTCTTCCTTCTCAGCAGCCAGACGGTCAAGTTCGCCCTGTACATCATCAACCCACGGATGGTTTGCAACAATGGTTTCGTTACTGATAACACCCATGCTGTTCTTGCAATCCTCAATAGCAGAAGATTCCGAAATAAGAATATCGCGGTTGAAAATCAGTTCATACGGTTCATTCTCGAAATCTCCACCGCCGGTATTTGCAATATGACAGGTGATGAACCAAATCAATTCTTCAAATGCCGCCTGATATTCGGTTTCCATGCCGTTAGTATCCAGTTCAATGTCTGAGTACATGGATTTAATGTTCATTTCGTTTGCATTACTGCCTAAACGGTCATCCTTGGCATCATAGCCCATGCAGTTCTCGATGATTGCTTTCTTAAACTGCTGTACAAGCGTCTGATAGTTCTCTGCGTTGACCTCAATTTGCAGGGTACGCACATCACCGCCGCCGGAGCTGTCCGAACGAACCTTAACTGCACCGTAGGTTGCAAGGTTCCTCCGGAACTCACCGAGGTTTTCACCATCGTAGTTGACAAGAACCATGATTGTATTACGCGGGTCTTCCTGCATCTGGTCTTGCCACTGAGATTCAATCTCGTTCAAGCCGTCCTGCATAGATCGGCAGCGCGTTAACAGCGGGGTTTCCTCCGCGTCACACTTAAATGCAACAAGCGGAATGTGTTCCCAGTTATACGCCTGATCTCCTGCCATGATATACGGTGCATGGAATGGTTCAATCGGTGTAAGATTGCCGCCATCCAGTGTGAAATAGTGAATGCCGGTATCGTCGTACCCCTCAACACGATGTACTACCTTCTCGGTGTTACCGACATACTCGGTCATGTCATACACCCGAATAGCCGCGTCAAGTCGTGTGTGTTCCTCGTCTGCCCACAGAGGAATAACCTCATATGGGCGTAACCGTCGGAACGTCAGAGAACCGTTATCGTCGTAATACGGATACAGCCAACCAATACCGCAGCACAGAGCGTCACGAGTTACCGCCTTGATGAGCCGCGAAAACTGCTTCGTCATCAGGTACGGTTGCAGAGCGTCCGCAAATTCCTGATTTTCCGAACGAATCACGAACGGCTGTCCAACCAGATAATTGGCTTTCTGATCTACCATCTTACGGAACTGGTTATCTACAATCCTGCTGTTCGGCAGATTGTCCAGTGTAATCAGTTCGCCGTTCTCACCGATAGCAGTACGCTTCTTATGCAGAATATCGTGCTTACCGCGATAGTACAGGTCACCGTCTACCATGTCACGATAACGTTTAGAGCGCCAGAAGCGGTAAATCTCCTGCACGATGAACTGCGCGTCAGTCATGCGTTGAGTAGTGTTTTCTCGACCAAGGGACAGCAAATAGTCCTCATAGGTCTGGTCAAAATAGAACATCTTTGTCCCTCCCTTAATCAAAGCTGAATGTTGCTCCGCGCATTTCGCCCTCGCAGGCGTAGCGCATGGCGTCCATAAGATGGTTAAAGTCGTCAATGGGTTTGCCGATCTTGTTGCCGAAGCGGTCGGTGTCCCAGGTGTAGTTTGAAATCTCGGTGATGAAGTGCACACAGCGCGGATGCACGATGATGCGATAGTCCTGCAAAAAGTCAATGCCGTTGGCGATACTGTCTTTGCCCTTGCGTGCCGCGCGAATGCGGTACAGGCCAAGCTCGCGCAGGCGGTCGATGGACTTCGGTTCGGCGCTGTCGGCCGTGATGCGCTCTTTGGCGTAGCCCATAGCAGCCACGCGCTCCGCAATACGTTCGTTGGACATTCCCTTTTCGTACATCTCGTCAAAAACGTACAGCGTGCGACTCACGCGGTCAATCATTCCGCAGAACAATGCGGTCGGGTCATTGGTATAGCCGAAGTCCAAACCGAACACACTGTGTACACCTGGCTTACGTCGTATCTCGTCAATGTCGAACTCTCGTTCTTCCCAATTCTCGAAGATTAAACCCTCAACTATTCCCCAGTCACCCAGACCGGCGACACGGTAGCGCCGCGGATTGTTCTGCCGCATACGCTCGAACAGGCGTTTGTCTGCGTCGTCCAGCCACTCGTTGCAGGTGTAATTGGTCGTCATGGCGAGAATGTCCGGATCCGGCGGCGCATCGAAAAAGCGCTTTTTCAGCCAGTGATGCTCGTTCCACGGGTTGAACGTGATCGTGATCTGCTTGAACAGCCCCGGCGCACTCTCGCCTCGAATGGATTCGTCCAGCATATCGAAGTCCTCTTCGCGGGTGACCTCGTAGGCCTCCTCGAGCCAGAGGAAGCACAGTTGACCAACGTCAACCGTGATGGATGTCACCTTGAGCGGATCGTCCAAACCACGGAAGTAGATCTTCTGACCGGTCGGCAGATAAGTCATTTCAAGCGGGCTTTCCTTGACCGCCCACCACGCATCAACGCCCAGCCGGTGAATCGCCCACTTGAGCTCGGCAAAGCAGGAATCCTTCAGCGTGCGGTACGTCTTGCGGACGACCAGCAGATTGGCTTCCGGGTACTCCATAATGCGGCCTATCTGGTTGAGTGCGGTCGTCTTGCTCTTCTTGCTGGCACGACTGCCTTTGCACACGCGATAGCGGCCTTTGAAGTTCCAGAACGTGCCGTAGCCGCGCCCGACGATCTCCGGCAGGCGCAGGATACGCTTGTCAGTCTTCAAGCTCATCACCGCCGGTGATTACGACAGGAATGTTGTCCAGTTTGATCTGCTGCACAAATGCGCCCGCCGCTTTCGCTCTCAGCTCGGATGCCTTGAGCCGTTCCTTGGTTTCCTCGCCCTTGTCGCGCATGATGTTCGTCCAGAAGGCGTTGATCTCCTCCATGTCGGCAATTCGCGGCGTTTCAAGGATTTTATCCCGCTCCGCAATGTAAACAGCAAGTTTCCGCAAGTTTTCACTGCCGATTGACTGAAATCCGTTGTCATCCCTCGCCTTGTATCCGGCAAGCCGTGCCGCTTCTGCCGCCGTCTTGCCCTGCTTGTAATAATCTACCCAAGCCTGCTGCTTGGCTGTCAGTTTGCTCACGCGCTCACCGTCCTTTCTGAATTCTGGGCACGAAAAAGCACTCTCGAATGAGAGTGCTCTTTCGGAGAGATGTACTCCAATGGCATGAAGTAGGAGGTCGCAGGGTCTGCGTTTCACCCCTGCTAACTTCATGATACCAGTATAGCACGGAACAATATGAATTAACATGTCCTCTTTGCAATCAGCGGTTCGACCGCCTGCAATGCCTGTCTGTGTATCTTCATTGTCCATCGCCACGAATAATTCAGGTCAACCGCGATTTTCTCCCACTTCTCAAAGTTTAAATACCGCTTTGTGAGAAGTGTCCGCAGGGTCGTATCCGGCACCTCGGCAATCACCGTCGCAATTTCCTGCTTGATGTCAATCAGCTTGTCGATCTGGGCATCCACCCGTGCGGCAAAATCGGCGTAGCGGCTCAGACCGCCGTCTGAGACACCGCCGCCGCCCGGTGCGTCGCTCATCGATGCCACGCCGGACACACAGCGGTCATATGCCCGGCGCTTGGCACTCTCTAAAGCCGTAATCTCGCGGTCGAGCGCCCACCCGCGGTTCAGCCATTCCTTAGTCGTCATGTGATTTCCTTTCCGTTCGATTGATATTTCTCTGCACGAGCCTTAACAGCTTCCAGTAAAGCATCTTGCCTCCTTGTAAAGTCGGGGTAACAGTTGGTAACACGTGCTACCCCTATTTCACTTACTTGCTCTATATCCTTTATTTCTTTATTTTCATTGTTTATTTCTATTACCTTTATTTTTTATGTTACTATATGTTACAATGTTACAAAATAAATAATAATAAGAGAAAAGAAGAAATAAAGGCTTTAAGCGCTCAAAAAAGTTTCAATAACAGTTTACAGTTTCATTTGCTCAACTGTTTCCTCAACTGTTACCTTACGTCGAATTCCGCGCATAACCACGCCATTTACCCTGAAAGCGGTAACAGGTTTGTCTATGTCGTTACGGTACTCGCGCAAAATTTCTGGCACAGCTCTGAGAAAGCTCTGCTTCGTTCTCGCCTTGTGTCCGCACTGCTCACACCATACCGTGTAATCCCGATAAAACTCGTCGTTCGAGGCGTAGTCTCCATCGAGTTCATAGTCCTTGACAAAGCTGATTAACGGATTGATAACCTCTTTGTACTCGCTGACAATGCCGGACTGCTCGTCGGTCACTGTGAATTCGCAGTCAGTGCGGAGTGCGCGGTATCCGTCGAGCACCCAGTTGAAAATCTCGGTCAGGTGCTGCATGAAATCCTTCTCAAGGTTTCGGTTGATCGGCCGGTCGTTCGGCTGCGTCGGATTATCTGTGTAGTGCATCGGGAACTTGATGAAACAAAGTCGTCTGAGATAGCCCTCGGTCGTATCCTTGCTCTTCATGTACTCGTTGCACGCGATGAACAGCTTGCTTCTCGGTCTGAACGAGATCATGTCCTTGCCTTTGTAACACGAGGAAACCATGTCACCGGCTACAATCTGCTTGAATACGCTTTCTGCTCCGGCGATATTGCTCTTTGTTTCCGACGAAATGTTAATAAGGCTGTTCATAAGGTGGATAACCTGAAAGTCCTTTGCGAACGCGCTCATTTCAACGTTAGATACATTTTCTTCTCCGAAAATAGCGGTTAAAATGTTCATAAATACCGATTTTCCGTTTGCGCCCGAACCGATTAAAACAAAGCACCTCTGAAACTCGTTGTTCGGGAACAAAACGTATCCGGCTGCTTCCTGCATGAGGGATTGCTTTCGTTCATCGCCGTTCATAATGTCCTCGATGAAATCCGACCACGGTTTGTAATATTTACCCGGTTTGTACGGGTACTTCATGCAGTAGGTCAGGAAATCGTTCGGGTTATGTTCGCTCGAAAACTCTAACGTATCGAGGTTGAGCGTGCCGTTGATGAAATTCACCTTGTTCTGACGGTTAAATTCGACGACACGCGCTGTTTCAGCCTTGAGCAGAGTAAGTATACTGTTGCACTTGGAACCGCTTTTAAAGCGCCCTAACGCCTTTGCTATGCGTGCCTTGACTTCTTCATCCGAGATACGCGCCCACCTTGTTCCGTCGTAGGTATAAAAGCCAATGGACGGGTGATAAAGCAGATCGTCTTTAATCTCACTTACGATCTTGCCCTCCGCCGGGCACGAGGTAACGTCGCTTTTGAGTTCCTTGAGTGCGGAGCTATCGAATCTCTCAGTCTTTTGCACCTTAGAGAATAATTGCGAGATAGAGCTTTTATCGAGCACTCGTCCCGCTTTGTAAGCGAACGCTTTGAAGTCGTCCCATTCATCTTCTCCGAACGATTTTGCAAGAAACTCAATTCCATCTTGCATTTTCTCTGGGAGTCGTCCCTCTGCCTCATAGTGTTCCGATACGTCCTTGTAGCGGCTTGGGATGATTAGAGTCGAGAACCGGATGCGGTGGTTGAACAGAAATTCTCCGAGTGCTTTTGTGAAGCTCCGTCCTGCTTCGTCGTTATCGAACGTGAGCACAACTTCGGATGCAGCCTCGGCGGCTTTGCGTACCTGATCTAACTGCGGTTTGCTGAAATGCCCTCCCATGGTTGCGAGGACGCTCTTGCCCTCTTGGTAGATGGAGAGTGCATCGAATGCTCCTTCTGCGATATAGAGCGGTTGTCCGGCTTTGAGCGTCGGCAATCCCCATGGAATGTTTTCGTTCGAGCCGTCAAGTTTTGCCTTGATGTACTTCGGGCTGTCTGACTTGTCGTCCGGGTCTTTACGGCTGATATAGTAGCAGATATAACCGTTTTTCCAGTACGGAATAACGATTCTGTTGCCTTTTGTGCCGATTTTCAACTCGTCGATCGTGCTTTGCAGGATACCGCGCCGGTGCAGGTAATCACTGTGTGGAGCAGAAAGCGCCTTGTGCCACTTTTCCACAGAGTTGCACAGGTTTTGTGTATAATCTACCCACTTTGCGTTCTGTTCGTTTTCGACTCCGGTTAAACGTGCGAGGTGCGAGATAGCCGCGCCTCGGTTTCCGTCGAACTGCTTGAGGGCGCACAGGTCGATTACATCGCCGCCGAGCTGCGCAACGAAATCGTACCAGAAATCCTCGTAAACTACGAACGCGGTTCGGTTGTCTGCTCCGCTGCGGATAGGCGACGCACAGCGGTCTCCCGGCTTGCTGACCGGAATACCGCTGATTTTTGCATAATCAATGCAGCTCATTCGCTGCTTTATCAATGATAAATCCAATGTTAAACTCACCTCCTTTCTCTGCTCCAACAGTCTTGCTCCCCTGCTGCAATACATTTATTACTTCATCCACATCTACTTTTACAAGCTGTTTGGTGTGGAAGAAGTAAATCAAAAAGAACGCCTCACAGCCTGCATTTTTGCAGTGTTTGAGGTTTTCCGTCTGGATAATATCTTTTTTCTGCATATGCCACTTTGTATCGTGGCATTCTTTTGCGTCAAAGCAGGCGTGCCAGTTCGGCAGCAGGATTTCGTAGTCAAACGGTTCACCCTGCACGCGGGTTCCGTTGCCTAACCGCTTCGGGTGGTTCTTGTGTGCGTGGTAGCCCATTGCGTTCACCCGTTCGCACAGGCGATCGAGCTGGGTTTCCAGTGATTTGCCTCTGATTTGATTTGCTCTCGTCTGATTCATTCTAATGTAATCCCATATTCCGCGAGTTCGTTTACGAGGTCATCCAACTTAACGTAGCCCTTATCGATGCTGTCCGAAATGTAATTCACCTCATCCCAGACACGGCGCAGGCGCTTGTAGCCGAATCCCTCTTTGTCACGCAGGGCGGTAAAAAACACCGCCCATACCATGTTGATTGCGTGCGTTTGCGCCTGCCGCTTGGCTTTCTCTACGTCAGCCTGCGTTGCGAGTTTCCGCCGAGGATTTACTCTCTTTTTCTTCATCGCCGTACCTCCAATGTGCATAGCGCCGGATTTCTTGCAAGTAGCGTTTCATTTCTACTGAGTATTCACTAAGCGCAAAACTTTCGCTCAGCGTAAGCCTTTCACTCACTCCGGTTCACGCTCGCCTCGTTAGAAAATCCGTCAGGGTACCGTCGTTCCAGCTTCTCGATATTGGCCTGCATAACGTACTCCAGCGGCACATTGAGCAAGTCGGCCATGAGGGCAACGTACCAGAGCACATCGCCCAGTTCTTCAACAACTCTGGACGGGTTCCAATCGTGCCCTTGAAACGTGAACTTCTTCACTTCGTCGGCTACCTCTCCGGCCTCTCCGGCGATACCAAGTGCGGCGTTTGTTGCGTCGTAGCATTTGCCTGTTGCAGTTCGCATTGCCTTGCGCTGATATTCGTTTGGTGTCACTTCAATCCCTCCTTTAACAATTCCTCGGCATACGGCAGGGTAAATACCCAGTCGCAAAAATCGTGCCATTCGTCCAGTTTGTGCCCTCGGCGCTGATTGACCATGTTCAGCAGGTTTTCGTATGTCATGGTGACCGTGCGCTTCTGATTGTAGGACTGCGGGAGTAGCTGGATGAGCTGCCACCATGCGATTTTATCCTTGGTCTGAATGTAATCGCTCCTGTATGCGTTTAACGCATCTACGGTTGCTTGAAGCGTATCCAACGCGCGAGGAATCAGATGCTCATGACTGAAATCATCCAGTGTGAATTCCTTTTCCGTAATCTTATGCATGGTGGAGCAGCTATTCGCGGTTGTGCCCACCTTGTAGGTGTCAAATTCTGCAAACCAGTAGCGCGGTGCAGTAATGTCAACCGATACGAAAATCTGCCGTAAGAACTTCCTGTGCGACGAACCAGCGCGGATAAGGCGGCGCATGAGGTCGAGGTCGTTGTAGCCGATGACAAAAACTCTTGTGTCGATATCCGGTGCTGCGCAATCATCGTAATGATTGTCGTAATACATACAGTTTTTGCACTGAATCACAGGAGCGTTCTCTGTGCACCATCCACTATCCGACTTATCCCAACTGTTTAAGGGATTACGCATCCCTCGAATTGCGTGCTCCCATCCCCATACTTCGGGGTGTTCGAATTTAATCATGGTGTTCCTCTTTAGTCCTCCTCGTCAATTACGATTCCGCCATGAATAATGACGCGTTTATCGTTCAGATCGAAATATACCTCGTTATCGTTCTCAGAAACATCAAACTTGCCGTTCCATTCTTTGATCTTCTCTCCGGTGTTGCTGTATACCGTTACCGTGCGATGCAGCCCGCCAGACACATCACTGCCGATGCTCTTAGCCACGCGATCGCAGCCAGCGCACCCGGAAAACATCAGAGCCATCATAGCTACCAGCAGAGTTAAAATTGTTTTCTTCATTCCGTTACTCCCTCACACTCCGCCCCGCAAGCCGCATAGCCTGCAAGATCAATCCAACTGTCAGCCTTTCCGCCGCCTGCTGCAATGCGTGCAATCTTGAGCAGTGCCATCATCATGGCAACGTCGTTCGCGCCGATATACACATCGCCCGCCTCATCCACGCACGCGCGCCTGAGGTATGTTTCCCAAAGTTCCGCGATCGTCTCAAAATTATCCTCCGGCGTGCCGTAGTCCTGCTCGCGCTGTCCGCATACGCACTTCTCCGCCGCGTGCAGGATGTCCGCACGGGTCAGCCTGCGCTTTGCGTCCTCGCCGTACTTCTCGACTACCTCGGCAGTGATTGGTTTGTCCTTAATCACCGTAGCATCCAGCAAGCGCGCAACTTCTTCCGGATTCTCAGCCGCATATTCTTCGCAGCTTTTCGTGCCTATCTTGCTGCGCAGCGCGCACTGAAAGCAATACTGGTTGATTGGGCAATATTCATTGAGCAACAATCCAATATTGCCGTATAATCTGCCGTTTTTCTTAAATGGCATTGCTTGCCCTCCTATTCCATGCTTCATGCGTTTCGTTATACGGGTCGCTTGACCATTTTGCCTTAAACTTAAAAGTGGTCCCACAACCTTTGCACTTTAAGTCCAATGTCATAATGTGCTTCCCGTAATTGCATAAGCCGCCATGCTCTTCAACTTCTCCACCGCAAAACGGGCAAGGTTTCAGTTCAATCATTATCTGCACCTCCGTCCATCTTCGCGCCACACCACGGGCAGATGGGGTAAATCTTTTTGTCTCTCCATCTATACTCTTGATGCATTACCTCATTACCACAAACAGAACAATCATAACAAAAATTGGTATTCTTCCAGTGCGGACGCACCCACTCGCCACGCACTACCGGCACAACATCGGCGGCAGGCACACTCTCTATAATCTCTCTGAGATAATCCGCTTTGCAGCTATCAGCATCGTTTGCGATTAAAGTGTAATCGGCTTTCTCTATCGCCTTAATTGCAGCTTCACGCTCAATATACTCATCCATTCCGTTTCCTCCTCAACGCAATCATCAAATTGCAATACATAATCCCGGTCTTGGTAATGCGCGGGTCACTCGTCCACCATTTATTTTGCGCCATACGCACGCTTGCGGCGCGTGTGATCGGATACAGGTTCTCCAGTGCAAAGTGTGCAGTGTTCCCGTCCAGAAAGCAGATCATATGCCCTGCCGGAACACTGCCGTGCGCATCCGTCCAGACCTTTTCCTGCAACGGTATCCAGTACGGTCTTGCGTATCCGGAAATATGCGCATCCACCGGCACTTCGCGCACCTTGATGTACGTTCCCGTCTGGCTTCGGCGCACCGTTCCTATCGGCAGTGCACGCGGCTGACCGTGCTTTTCAAACTGTCCGCTGTTCCTGCCGCGGTGGATTTTCATCTGCTTAGTACACTTATCCTGCACGCTGTGCTGCCGGAGCGCCGTGCCGAACCGCGCATTGAACCGCTGGGTCAGGTCGGCATAGCTGTCGCATACGCCGATCTGCTCCCGCAGAAACTGCTCCTGCTCCTGTGTGTATCTATGATGGCAGCTCATCGAATCATCTTTTCGATGTTGCTGTTAACGAGCTTGCCCTCGCCCATCAGCTTCTCAGCACGCAGTACAATGTCTGCGTTGTTGATCATCTGTTTTGCAAGGCTCGCAATGGTCTGCGAAATCTCGGTTTCTTCCTTGCGCTGTGCAATATCCATATCCGGGTTCTCCGCAATCTCAATGCGTCTGCCTAATACGTCCTGCAATTCAACTAATGTCATTATTCTGTTCCTCCCATTCCTCGCACCGGTCATCCTCCAACCGGAAATCCGCCCGGTGTTCGCTGTCACCGTTGCAGCAGACACCCTCAAATGCTGCATACCATCGGCAGGTTTTGCAGGTGTTCACTCTCCAAACCTCCGCTTCGTAACCGCAATCGGAAACTCTTCGATCTCGCTTGCCCACAGGCATGAGCCTTTTCCGTTAATCTGCTCCCAGATAAGCGGAAATCCGCCGATACCGTCAAACAGGCTTGCCATAGTGCCGACATGACCGAGCTGCATACACAGCCGGTAAAGCACAAATCGCCAAGGCGGGAGTACGATAGAGTTGCCGAGTGCCTTGTACCGCGCCGCGTCACTGCTTTCCTTGTGGCGTTTTCCTTTGGTGTCTACCCATTCTCCGATATTCGTCCAACCGTCCGGGTAGCCTTGCAGACGTTCGCATTCGAGCGGAGTAAGGCGGCGGACTTTCTGACGCACAATTAAATCTGTTGCGCTTTTATAATCTCTTGCGCTCAGTGTGTGCGACTTTTCGTTTTCACTGTATACTCCAAACCGCTGCGTCACAAATGTACTGGTATCCATAATCGCCATCGGGTCGTGCATACAGTTCAGCGTCTGGCAAACGTCCGGCGTTAAGTGGCTTACAACGTCACCTTGACCGTTGCCGATACAGATAGGCACGTTCCCGCCTCCGGTTCCCATTCTTGCAGTCAGCGCAGGTGCAGTGCCGTCATAAATCCGTACGGCCTCGGAGCGGTGCTGTATGTCGTAGCAGGTGTCATTAACCAAAATTGTACGTCCTGCTCCGGTGGCTCCCAATGTATGGCAAGGGTCACCAACCTGTGGATTGCTTGCGTTGGTCTTACTGGTGACGGTTTCACCGTTGTAGACGATTGCAAGCCGTCCTCTAATATCTGCATCATGCTTTGGCATACCGGCTCCAGCACGCAAGGTGCTTGCCACATCGTCCAGCGGCTCACCGTAAACGGCAGGGCGGTCAATAGTGTTGAGGGTGTAGCTTACTCCCTCTGTCCATCCCTTGCCATTGCACCCGGCAGTGTCGGCTCTGTCGATTCCGTTGCCTTGCAGGCAAAACACTGTTGGATTATTCACGCCGCCACCAACTCCTCCTTGCAAACAAGGGGATTTCCCCTCTGTGTTGAATATGCGTTTGCTTTGGCAATCCCACGGTGTCATACAGTCTTTTCCGCTTCCGCCGTGGCATCTGACTGCGTAAGCAGCGCCGCTTTCAACTTCTCCGGCAGGTCTTTCCCTCTCCGTTCCGCTCTCCGCAAAATCCCCAAACAGGCTTTTGCGCTCAAACAGTATTTCGGCAGCGGTGCAGCCTCTAAAATCTGCGACAAGCGCGATTCTACGGCGACGTTGGGGCACTCCCCAGTATTGAGCGTCGAGAGTTCTCCAAGCAACGCTCCATCGTCCGTCCACGTCGCGGTACCCCCCCCATGTCGGCCATCCCTTGTCAGGCACTTCAATATCGGGGGCTTCCGGTTCGACGATGCGGATTGTTTCTTCGAGGACGGCCGCGAAATCTTGTCCTCTGTTGCTGCTGAATGCTCCGGGCACGTTTTCCCATACCATGTATCGAGGGTAAGCTGCTCCACTTGCTTCTCTCATCTCCTTAACAAGTCGTATTTGCTCCATAAACAGACCGGAACGAGCACCAGCCAGACCGGCGCGCTTGCCTGCAATGCTCAAATCCTGACACGGCGAACCGCCGATAATGCAGTCAACCCATGGTGCAGTGTGTCCGTCTATCTTCGTGATGTCACCCAGATGTTTCATCTTCACACTCCTAAATTCAGCAGACGCACGAGCAAGCACTCTTCGCACTGCTTTTCAAGCTCTTCCTCGCTTGTGCAAATGTCCCTGAACTTGCAATACTTGTCGCAAAATTCCTCCGCGAACGCCTGCGTTTCTTTCTCCCAGCATTCCGTATGGAACACCGGCGCAGACTTTACCGTTTTGCCGTAGAACTTACACTTCATCCGTCTCATCCGCCCCCAAAAGTTTTTCACTGACCATGCAGTTTCAACTCCCTCTGCAACATATCTCTTACACTGGACGGATTGCGGTCAAGCGCCCTTCCGATCTGCGAAAAACTGCAACCGTTGAACCACATTTCGCGTGCCTTTGCTTTATCAACTTCCGACCACATCCGAACCATTTTCGGCTCTCGCAGGTCTTTGGTTACGTTCCGAACGGTCTGCACACTGCAACCCATATGTTGAGCAATATTTGCAGTGCTCATACCGTTTTGAAACATACTGCAAATATGCTCCTGTTCTTCGGCGTTCAGCCGATACGCTTTGCGGGGTTTGCAATCAACAGATTCCAAATGCCCCATACGTGCAAAATGGGTCGGTAAATCTTCCTCACGAGCCACTTCCCGCATGTCGCGATTCGGAGTGTAAAACGCCTCGCGATAACGGAACGTATCGCCCATGAGGTTCACACCGGATATTTCGACTACCTCAAAGTATCCGTTCGGATGAACGAATATTGTCTTTTTACTTGTTCGCAATTTCACTTATTGCCTCCTCGTCTGCCATGCGGAGCAGCTTTCCCATAGCGCCCTGCCATGCCTCGCGGTCAGGCTGCGCAGCCATGAGGTGATAAGCGACACTCAGGACGCTCCCGCCCTCGCAGACTTCCTGCATAACCTTCTCATGCGGCGTTAAACTGTGCATGAACAAATATTCGATTTCCGCGAGTTCCTGCTTTACCTGCTTTGCATCAACGTGTTTGAATTGGAACAAAGCATTCAAGTAATTCATGCACCGCCACGCCAGTTCTTCTTTTTCACTCAGCCCGTCAGGATGATGCTCGACGGACTTCTTCAACTCAGAAAACTTCATTTGCAAAACATCCTGTTCAAAATTTGAGATGCCTCCAACTTCGTCAGCTTTTCAACGTCAATCTGCCCGTGTAGCATTCGTGCTACAAGCTGTTTCTGCTTCTCAGTGGCGCTGTAAGCACCCCACCTCTTAGCAAGCGTCAAATCCCAAATATGCCGCTCGTCTGCGTGTGCCTCCTGCAAATGCAGATAGAGGTAGTCCATCGCCTTTTGCATGGTCATGCGTTTACCGTTTACAACGGTTCTGCCGAGCTTGTCAGCGGCAGGGATTTTGTACTTCTTCTTTTTCAAACTCAAAATCAAACTGCCGTCCGGCATTTTGAAAAAGTTGATATTGTGAGTTCGATAATGTTGCTTTCGCGCCCAAATATCTACTAACTTTACGTTGCGAATCCAGTTCTTTGGGGTGTCTGCTGCTTTTGCAATCATATCCGGCAGATCGAATAAATCCTCCGGGATTTCGTTTTCCCACGGTGTTGCGTCGCCGTCCGGCGGGTCAATACCGAGCAGCGTAGGAGCGCAGCACAAATCGCGCGTGGACGATACACCCACGCAGTCGATGAGCAGCAGTTCTTCCTTGCCCGGTGATAACCGCAAGCCACGTCCGACCATCTGCGTATACAAAGCGTCAGACTGCGTAGGACGTGCCATAATGACGGTTTCTACGAGCGGAATGTCCGTGCCCTCGGTGAATACCATGCAGTTTACAATGCACGGGATTTCTCGGCGGGTAAAAGCAGCGATAATCTCTGAACGGTTATTAGTTTCGCCGGTTACGACTACCGCACCCGGAATCCGCTTTGCGATTTCCTCACAGCACTCTACTGAGGCTGCAAAGATAAGCGTAGCTCCCTTTGCATACTGCTTGTACGCCTGTGCAATTGCGTCATGGTGTTCTGCCTTGTCCATCGCTTTGCCGAGCTCTTTAGGCGCATAATCGCCCATACGAGAGGCTACGCCGGACAAATCATATCCGATATTCACTCGCAGGCACTTAATCGGGCTTAACCAGCCGTTTTCAATGCCCCAACGCAAATCCCGCTCGAACACAATATCGGAATACACATCGTCCAAACGAACATTGTCTGCGCGGTTCGGTGTGGCTGTAAAGCCAACGTGTAGGCGCGGCGTGAAGTGCTCGAAGATTTTACGGTATGTAGCTGCTCCTGCATGGTGGCATTCATCGGTTACGATCATGTCGAACTCATCCGGCGCGAACCGGTTAAGCCGTCGCGCAATGGACTGCACAGAGGCGGATACCACCTCTTCACCATTTGAGTGGAATGTCGCCCGCTCGATACCGTAGGAGCAATCGTAATACTTACGAGGCTGCTCTACGAGTTCCTCACGGTGCGAGAGTAGCAGCACGCGCCCACGGCGCGGGATTTGGGAAAACGTAGCCGTCTTACCCAAACCCGTAGCCATCTGGCACATAACTGCACCCTTGTCCGGCAGGGACGCGATGCACTCTTTCTGGTAATCGCGTAATTTGATTTCCATGAGCTAAACGGCTTACGCGAACGGATTCTCACCGTCGTCAGCATCCACGAAATCGTCTGCGCTTACGTTCGGCGCGCCAGAAACGGATGCAATGCCCTTGGGTTCCTGCCATGCGGGAAGTGCATCCTGATCTTTCTTACGCAGGAAGTAGGAAACCTTTGCGGACGGCTCACCGTTGTATTCCTCGTGCTTAACCTTGCACGCGCCGATCTTGCCAACCCACGAGCCGGTGCTCAGATTGCCCTTCGGGATGCCGAACGAATCCCAGAACTCCGCCAGCTTGGTGTTGGTGAGTTGCGTGTTATCCGGCATGAACACGATGTAATGAAACAGCTTTGCAGCCATGCCGCTAACCTGCATCACAACCTTAATCATATCGTTGCCCTTGCTGGACGTGCATTCCTCTGCACTCTCCACGCGGACACGGTGTTTGCCTACCGGCACCACCTCGAAAGAACGCTCTTCTACCTGCGATTCATCAAAATTCCAGTTAATCATTGTTTCTTACCTCCATCATAAATGTTGCTCTCTCGTCCGCCTGATGCAGCAGGAGCGCAAGCGGATACTTTTCAAATGCCTTGCCAGTGTTCGGGTCACTGTATTCGCCCATATGGAAACGAATAGCGAACGCTTCTTCGTTCGTCAGGCGCATAAAGCGCTCGATCATGAACACCGACTTCTCGCCGTGCCCATACGGGAACTTATCGTCAACCGTGTAATACGGTTTCTGCACCCATACGCCATTCTCCTTGACGTTGCGCGTGCTGACCGTGTAGTAATCGGTCTTGCACAGGTCATGGAACAGAGAGACAATAGCGGTCGTTTCTGTCGGTTCGCCGTTCGTCAACTGCTCATACACATTAAGCGAATGCTCTACCAGACCGCCCTCATATGCACCGTGATAGCGCGTGGATGCAGGCGCGGTAAAGAAATCGCTCTTTTCGAGCCATGCAAGCAGCTTGTCAATGCCCTCACGGTGAATGTTTTCGCGACAGAGGGCTAAAAACTTCTCTTTCACTTCTTCTTTTCCTCCTTAGGCTGAAAAATGTCCTCCGGCATACAGGTCTTGCGGCACGCGATCTGGTCTTTTGCGTACAGAGTAGGCTTACCCTCGGTAATGTAATACCAACCGGGCGTGCCGTCCGGCTTAGTAGCCGTGTTGATGTATGCAACCACGTTTACCAGACCGCACACATTGTCCAGAATTTTCAGCGGCAGTTTCGGGGTAATGCGCTGCGCCTGTTCTCCAGTTGGCAAAACAATCTGCTGCTGTTCCGCCCATGCGGTCAAGATAACGTCGCAGTCCAACTGACCAGCCTTGCGTACAAGGCGCTTAATGCCCTCGTAGACAGCTTGATATGCCTGACGGTTGTCATTAAACTTGCCGCTGTCCTTGAGTTCCAGAATGCTCATATCGAACAAATCGCTGATATTGTCTACGATAATGTTGTCGTACTTCTTGCTCTCGACCGCAGAATCAAACTGATCGTGGAAGCATTTCTGTGCTACGCCGGTCTTATCCTTGTTCAGCCAATGTTTGACTGCCTGAATATCGAGGTTCGGACGTTCGAAGTTGCCCAGCACAATGCTCGAATTATCCGAGCACAGCAGCAGATTACGTCCGCGTTCTCTGGTCAGCACTCGCGTGCTGTTTACCGTCTTACCGCCGCCAGAGGGGCAGTAAATTAGTGCGCTTGCCATTTTCACCATTCTCCTTTTCTTGCTTTGATTTCGTCATTGCTCAGTCCCGCGAACTCAAAATCAATGGGTTCTGTCAGGACTTTTGTCTTGCGGCAGTACGGACAAACGCCGCAGCGTTCGGCCTTTACCTTACCGGATTTTACGAGTGCCGCTCGCTCGATTTTCGGCTTCAAGTCCCACATCACTTGATTGAGGTGTTCATGCGGAATGCTCAGCACTTCGAGGTCGGTTGCCTCTTCCTTAGTAGCGACCGCCAGATAAAACGGCAGTCCGTTGCCCTCTACCTCACGATAGATAGCACCCTGAATGTCGTAGCCCCAATGCTCGACGAAGTTCTTGCCCATAATAGGCTCCATCGTTCTCATGCACTTTAGGTCTACAATCTTCTCGCCGGGGAAGTAACTGTCCATCTTAATTTTGAACGGCACACCGTACACCTCACCGGTACGGATAACCTGTTTCTCACCGCTCATATACTCCATGAACAGTTTGTCCTCGCCCACACGCTGAATAATGCGTGCCGCCTGAACGTAGTCAGCCTTTAACGAACCGTCCCGCTTGAAGATTTCGGGGTGTTCCTGCTGAAACTGGTCGAGCGTACCCTCGAACCATGCGTCCACGAACGAACCAACGAGTAGAGCGGTCGTCGTCGGGCGGGTGTACTCGCCTCGGAGTTCAGCCATAGCCGCCGCCTCACACTTGAGGAACGACTTGAGCTGTGAAACGCTCATAAACTCGCGGTTTGCTTCGAGTGAGTAGTAGTTTGCGTTAGTCAGATTCACTTGCGAACCTCCTGAATCGTTTGACGTAATCACTTACGCAATCCTCATGGACTGCATCGCCATCGAAGTCAAAGTAGACCTCTCCAACGTAAATGTGCTCTTTGCAAATGCAGCAGCGGTCTGCGATCGGCATAGTATGTTCCGGCGGCTCTAACGCCCGATCGGGGCAGCCGGTGATAGTATCACGCATTGCACAGTGCCTCCAAAACATCCTCGTCCGTTACGAATTCCGTATGACCGTTTTCCCATTTTCTCCAGCCATCGCCGTAGCGGTCGTAGTGCTTCTTCGTCTTAAATGTCCCGTTATCCTGAACTTCGAAAAACCATACCTCGGCTGTCGAGTTCATCGACGCTACGTTTATTTCCACGCCGCTCTCCGGCTCTTTGTCGAGCACAATGTCGAGCAGCTTGTGGAACAGCTTCCTGTTCTTGTCTTTCATTATTCATTCACCTCTGTAATCGCGCCGTTTTTCAGCATATAAAACGTATCCGCTTTGATGGTTTCTCCATCTACGCAAACAGCCTGAACGCCTAAAATGTGCATTTTTTCATCACGTTCCGTGAGCACCAGCCAACAACCGACAGCACCTTTCGCTTTGCTGCCATACCCGGTAACGACCGCAATGCTTTCCGCTCCTCCAACCGTGGCGGCGCTCCAGTCGCCCGTGTTCGTGGCGGCGCTCTGGTATCCCGTGTTCGTGGCGGCGCTCTGGTATCCCGTGTTCGTGGCGGCGCTCTGGTATCCCGTGTTCG